TGGAAAGGCGCGGGTGATATGCTCCGCTATCTAGCCAACGGAGATAAACTCAACTTTGGCCTCGAGGGCGTATTAGATGTCAAGCCGGAAGAAAGTGGTATACTGCTACCTTCTGGCCTCATGCTACGCTATGACGGGTTAGCTGGTGAGCAAGGCGAGAAAGGCATCGAGTATACATACAAGACCCGCCGAGGCCGTAACCGCATATACGGCGGTAAGGTCGTGGAGAACGTATGCCAAGCCCTAGCACGCTGTATCATTGGCGAGCAAATGCTGGCTATCAGTAAGCGCTACCGCGTAGTACTTACCGTGCATGACTCCGTGGTATGCTGTGTACCTGACGCCGAAGTAACCGAAGCGCGTGCCTATATCGAAGAGTGTATGCGTCACACACCCGACTGGGCAAAAGGCTTACCGCTGGACTGCGAATCGGGTATTGGTAAATCATATGGAGAGTGTGAATAGTGAGCATCGCCCCTTGGTCATTCAGCAAGATTAAAGCGTTTAAGCAGTGCCCCAAGCAGTTCTATCACGAGAAGGTGCTTAAGCAGTATCCTGTTGTAGAGACCGAGGCCATGCGGTACGGCACCGAGTTCCACTTAGCGTGTGAGGAATATATCCGAGACGGCAAGCCGTTGGAGGATCGCTTTGCATATGCCAAGCCTATGCTTGAATCTCTCAAGGCCAAAGATGGTGAGAAGATTTGTGAGATGAAGATGGGGCTCAACGCCAACCTGCAACCATGCGACTTCTTTGCGGAGGACGTATGGTGGCGGGGCATCGCTGACTTGGTGATACTCAACGGCGACGAGGCATGGGTAATAGACTACAAGACAGGCAAGTCCGACCGCTATGCAGACAAGGGCCAGCTCGAGCTGATGGCTATGGCCATGTTCAAGTACTACCCTGACCTGAAGCGTGTACGTGCGGGCCTGCTGTTCGTTATACCCAAGAGCCTTGTAAAAGATAGCTACGACTCCGCCCAAGCGCCCAGTATGTGGGAGCATTGGATGCGAGAGTTTAGCCGTATGGAGACCGCGTTTAACAAAGACGTATGGAACCCCAACCCCAGCGGGCTGTGCAAACGGCACTGCCCTGTAACTGAATGTGTACATAACGGGAGAAACTAATGCCCTACGTAAATAAGAAGCGCCCTTACAAGAAAGAATACGAGCAGCAGAAAGCTCGCGGAGAACACGAATCTCGCATGGAGCGCCAGCGCGCCCGCCGTGCGATGGACAAGACAGGTAAAGACGCCAACAAGAATGGCAAGGCTGACAAGCGCGAGGGCAAGGACATTGCCCACAAGAAAGCACTCAGCAAAGGCGGCTCCAACAAGGACGGCGTAACTATTCAGAGCAAGAAGGTTAACCGTGCAGCTGGCGGTGCCATGAGCAGCCCCAAGAAGCGCCGCACCACAAAAAAATAATGTAGTACCTCGGGCCTACGTGCCCTGCGACGGAGAACTTGATGAAGATTTGCAATGACAAGGCGCTACTGATGCGCCTTAAACACCCTGAGCGCGTGACGACGATTATCCCCAAGAGCAAAGAGCTGGGCAATAATCAAGTGCTAGTTAACTGGGGTATAGAAGAGACGCACGTACTGAAGAACCTGAACATCAACGCCCCCTCACCCATCGAGCGGCGCTACAAGTGGACAGGCAAGTATCAGCCCTTCGAGCATCAGAAGGCTACCGCATCGTTTCTGACTAAGCACCGCCGCGCCTTCTGCTTCAACGAGCAGGGTACAGGCAAGACGGCCAGTGCCATTTGGGCTTCGGACTACTTACTCACAGAGGGGCTTGTTAACCGTGTGTTGGTTATCTGCCCACTATCTATTATGGACTCGGCATGGCGCAACGATCTGTTCAGCTTCGCTATGCACCGCAAGGTAGACGTAGCTCACGGTTCAGCAGCCAAGCGCCGCAAGGTTATCAACAGCGATGCTGATTACGTAGTGATCAACTACGATGGCGTGGAGATCGTGGTAGATGACATCGCCAATGGTGGCTTCGACCTTATTATTGTGGACGAGGCTACGCACTACAAGAACCCACAAACTAAACGCTGGAAGACCCTGCACAAACTGCTCGGCCCCAAGACATGGCTGTGGATGATGACGGGTACGCCAGCCGCCCAGTCGCCACTTGACGCGTATGGCATAGCCAAGCTGGTAAATCCTGAAGGCGTGCCTAGATTCTTCGGCTCATTCCGTGACCAAGTGATGGCTAAGATTACTCAGTTTAAGTGGGTGCCCAAAGAGTCTGCCACCGACACGGTGTATAACGCGCTACAGCCTGCGATTCGCTTCACCAAAGACGAGTGCTTAGATCTGCCCGACATGGTGTACGTCAAGCGCGAGGTGCCACTGACCCGCCAGCAGACCAAGTACTACAACGAATTGAAGACTAAGATGGTTATGCAGGCAGCAGGTGAAGAGATCACCGCAGCCAACGCGGCTATCATAATGAACAAGCTCTTGCAGATATCTTCAGGCGCTATATATACCGATACTAAAGAGACCCTTGAGTTTGATATAGCTCATCGGTATAAAGTGCTCCGCGAAGTCATAGACGAGTCAAGCAAAAAAGTGCTAGTGTTTGTTCCCTTCAAGCACGCTATTGACATATTGACCGATAAGCTGCGCTCGGAAGGGATACCGACAGACATAATCCGCGGGGATGTACCCGCACATAAACGCACGGAGATATTCAACGACTTCCAAACTACGGACAACATACGCGTCCTAGTTATTCAGCCCCAGTCCGCAGCGCATGGGGTTACCCTGACGGCAGCCAACACGGTTGTTTGGTGGGGGCCAACTAGCTCGCTAGAGACATATGCCCAAGCCAATGCCCGAGTGCATCGCTCTGGCCAAGACCACAAATGTACCGTGGTTCAGCTCGCTGGGTCGGCCGTAGAGAAGCGCGTTTACTCACTGCTTGATAACAGAATAGACGTACACACAAAAATGATTGACCTTTACAAAGAATTACTTGACTAAGACACGAATAACAATTAAAGTACATATCCCAACAGTATAGTTGGCGCAACCAAAGGAGAAGTCGACATGAGTGAATCCGCTCTACCCGAGAAACTTACTCGCGTATACCTCAAGATACGCAACAAGAAAGCCGAGCTTGCCGCGGCGTATAAAGAGCAAGACAAAGAACTTACCGATCAACTCGATAAGGTCAAGCGCGCGTTACTCACATACTGCAAAGAGCAGGGTGTGGATAGCGTAAAAACGTCTTCTGGAATGTTTTACCGGTCTGTCCGATCACGTTACTGGACTAGCGACTGGGAATCCATGCACAAGTTTGTCATGGAGAATAACGTCCCTGAGCTACTCGAGAAACGTCTGAGCCAAGTAGCGGTGAAGCAATACCTAGAAGAGAATCCCGAGAGTCTGCCCGCAGGTCTTAACGTAGACTCCGAGTATGTTATTTCAGTGAGGAAAGGAAAATGATGGGCCCGTATGTAACTATCGACAAATTGGCGGAGCACTTTTCAGTGTCAGTCTCCACCATACGAAACTGGATACGCCAAGGCAATATCCCACCAGCTGCCTATATCAAGGTGGGTACCACGTACCGATTTAGTGTACGTGACGTAGAGCAGGCGTTAGTAGCCGATGAGCAGGCAGCGTCCGGCAGCGTAGTAGTAACTCCAACACAAGTTAGCGCAGTAGCAGAGGCGCAAGAGCTGGAGCAAGCATGGGACGAAGATCCCGAACTAGAAGAAACCCTAGAGGATTTTGACGGCCTCGACTTAGACGAAGACTATTAAGGAGAACACCATGAGTGAAGTATCATTATTTGGCGGTAACGAGCTAGCTAACAGCGACCTGTTCAAGTCACTGCAAGAAACTAACAAAGCCCTGACGGGTGGCAGTACGGGCAAGACCCGCCGCCGCATCAGCGTCAATGGCGGTAAGTTCCGTGAGATGGTTAACGGAGAACAGGTTAACGTAAACAAGAACGGCGAGATGAATATTGTTATTGTTGACGCTGCCCCTATCGGACGCACCTATTACGAAGGCACCTACAGTGCTGACAACATCTCTCCCCCCGCTTGTTGGTCAGCAGACTCTAACACCCCAGCACCAGAAGTGCCGGAAGAGACCCGCCAATCAGCACGCTGCGTAGATTGCCCACAGAATGTCAAAGGTTCTGGACAAGGTGAGACTCGCGCCTGCCGCTACTCGCAGCGCCTGTCTGTTGCATTGGAAGGTCAGTACGACAAGGTGTATCAGTTGCAGCTAGCCGCTACATCTGTGTTCGGTGAAGCTAAGAACGGCAATATGCCTATGCAGGCGTACGCCCGCTTCTTGACTGCACATAACACCCCAGCGCAAGCCATCGTTACTCAGATGTACTTTGACGACGGGGCCAGTACGCCCAAGCTATTCTTCAAGGCAGTCCGCCCGCTAGAAGAACAAGAACTCATCAAGGTTGTGGAACTCCGCGACACTGAAGAGTCAAAAGATGCGATCACTATGACCGTATCACAGACCGATGGCGTAGCAGCTAAGGCCCAGCCTAAGCCCGCGCTATTCGCTGATAAGCCTGCAGAGAAGAAGCCCGAGCCTAAAGCTGCAGAGCCAACAACTTCTGAGCCCGTCGAAGACGAAGCTATAGAAGAACCAAAGAAAGTCGCCACCAAGAAAACAGCCGCCCCCACTGTAGACGATGACGACTTGAGCTCAATTATTGACGACTGGGACGATTAGTATCCCCGCTCAATAATCCTCCGCTACGGCTAGGTTTTATACCGAAGAGGGTGCGCCGGCACCCCTGCCGTAGTGTCTTCCGGCATTGGGTGGCATAAATGGAAACAAAAAAATTCTTTGACTCGGTCTTGGGTGAGGATGGCAGCTACTGCATCTTCGCTTCCAAGCCGAAAGACGACCGGAGAATCCAGAAGTTCTTCGGCGACAAAAACATGGTAGTAGACGCAGCCCGTAACTTCGATGAAGAAGGGTTTGATGTTTACTTTGCACTG